GATGAACTTGGCAAGTTTCAATCCCCATATGTAGTATTATCGGAGTTTATAGACTTTCTAAATGCTATGAAAGAGGTTTGAGGAGGAAGCCGATGAGGAGTAAATAAATTGCTTTGCAAGTTGGATTTTTAAGACCAAGACACTATTTATATATGAGAGGTATGAGGGAAAACCTTGTATCTCTCATTATTTGATAATAACAATATAATGACAAGTAAAAATGAAAGTAACAATCAAAGAACAAGAAGTGACATTGCGCTATTCAATGCGCGCGTTATTTCAATATGAGAATATTACGGGACAATCATTCAATCCCAAAACATTACAAGACTTCTGTACATTCTTCTATTGCGTTTTGGTCTCTTCAAATAAAGACCTTGACCTAACATTTGATGATTTCATTGATGAAGTAATTGACCCCAATCCACAAGTCATGAATGAGTTTGCGGAATGGTTGGGCAATACAATGACAAAAAACAACTTCCTTGCAGGTGCTGCACAATCCCAAGAGAAAGAAACCAAGGGCAAGGGCAACAAAAAAAAATAGTTCATGAGTTGTTCCGCCTCTTCTGTTTTGAGTTCAAATGCTGCACAATCCCATATTTCTTTGATGATATGCAAGAGTATGAGATACAAGATATAATTGAGAATTTGGAGTACTATGAACGTCCTGAATGGGAGCGGACACGGTTTCAATCATACTGTAATATCCAAAAGAATAGTTCAAAACGCATTTCATACCAAGACCTTATTGCCTTCCCATGGGAAAAAGAAGAAAGCAGCACAGACCAAATAAACGGCAATTCCGAGCCTTTGAGCAAGGAACAGCTACAACTGCTTAAAGAGCAGGCAAAAATAATATCACAGACATTAGAAGACCAATAAACCGATGGCAAAAAATGATTTTAGCATACAATTGAGCGCCAATGATGAATCGTTGAGAAAAGTGTTGGATCGCTCAAAAAACAAACTTGAGACACTTGAAAAGAGTTTTGGGAAGACGGCCAATGCTTCAAATGCGTTTGGAGGAGTGACAAAGAGCCTTGAAAAGAATCTTGGTTCTTTGGACTCTGTATTTGGTGGTTTATCTTCTCAATTGGAAGGTTTGACGGGCGCAATTGGCGGTGGTGTTTCTGAGATGTTAGGTAGCCTTGGCGTTCTTAGTGGGGGTTTTGCTGCATTGGGAGCGGCCGCCGTTGGTGCTGTTGCATATATCTTGAAAGGCTTTGATGATTTAAAGTCTGAAATGAACAACTTCCAAGCCGTTACGGATGTAAGTGATGAAGAGATGAAACAGTTTGAACAATCGGCTCGTGAATTATCCAATTCAACGGGCGTTGCAGAAAAATCTATCATTGCATTACAAACGTCTCTTGTTGGTATAAATCCGCAATTGGCACAGAATAGAGAAGCCTTGCTTAAATCCACAGAAGCGGCGATTCTCCTCGGAAAAGCGGGCAGAATCTCATCAGAGGAGGCAAGCACTGCACTTTCTTCAATACTTGCTCAATATAACCTCGCAGGCACTGAGTCACTCAAGGTCGCAAATAGCATAGCCGCGGGTAGTAAGGCGGGTGCTATAGAAATTCAGGGACTCGCTGAGGTAATCGGAAGGTCCGGTACTACAATGCATTCAGCAGGTTTGGATTATGCGCAATCTGTTGCCCTTGTAGAAAGTGTGGGGGATAAATGGATAAATAAGGAGTCTGAATTAGGAACGCATTTACAATCCACATTCTCAAAACTCCAATCGGTTAGAAAAGAGTGGGAACAATTCAACCCCGCAATTGTCGGAACAACGCAAGCTCTTGAAAATATGAGTCGTGCACAACTTAAATATTCTGACCTTGTAGAATTGGTCGGATTACAGAATGCCCCCTTATTACAACAATTGATTGACGCAAGGGGCAAGTATGCAGAACTTCAAAAGGAAGTAACGGGTACAACGGCTGTTTATGATATGGCAGCAAAACAGACGGACACGTTAAGTAATAGTTGGGAGCATGTAAAAACAACGTGGGATAACTTGATGACCTCAATAGCCAATTCACAACCCATGCAAGAATTATATTCATATATCCAATATGTTTGCAACTCAATAAGTGAACTGATTTCTTGGGCGGGTGGTTTAATTGACCAATGGAATCAGCTGATGAGTGGATTTGATAGCAGCTTTACAGTGTGGGACATATTGAAAGGCTATATTCAGTACAATATGGCATTGATAAAAGCCTTGGGAGAGGCGGTTGTAATAGCTTGTGCGATAGCAATAAAACCGATTATTGAGTTGTGGAAAGTGTGCAAGAAATTTGCTACTGATATTTGGAAAAGGTTCTCAGATTTTCCCCTTGGTCGCGCTGTAAAACAAGCCGTTTTGGAGGCATGGCAGTGGTTGCAAAACTTATGGGGTAAAATCGTTAAGTTCTGGAATCGCCTGAAAAAGAGCCTTGGACTGAAAACGGATATTTCAACCGATGTAAAACTTAATGTGAAGGAAGATCGGACAGTAACTCAAACGTTCAAAGGTGGTGGTTCAGGTCTTCCAAGTATTGGAGGAAAGAAGAGTGGTTCAAAGAAGGGCGGTTCAAAGAAACATGGAAGTGGTTCAAAGAAAACGGGAATTGAACCTGAAATTGGTAGCCTAAAATTCTATGAAGATCAGCTTAGTGCGATAAATCAGGAACTTTCAAAAACTAACGTTTCAAGTGGTCGTTTATATCAATTGAAGCAAGAGGCGGCCGTTGTCCAAGAGCAAATCGATAAAATAAAGCGTCGCAATAAGTTACTTGACGAGAAGCCAAAACATAGCACCACACAAAAAGCAACTGTTGAGCAAGGAAGCATTCAGGAAATCAGTGACTTAATTAGTAGCAAGGAAAGCCAACTTAAAAACTTGAAGGTGGGTTCTGATGGATTCAATCTCTTAGTTCAAGAAATTGAAGAACTCAAAGAGAAAAAGGAGTTTTTGGAGCTGAAAATGCACCCCAAGATTGATGAGACCTCAATGAACTCATTACTTGGTTCACTTGCAAAGGTTCAGGAGCAAATCAACGGGCTTAAACATGAGATTTTAATCACCACCGATAAATCCAAACTTGAACTATTAAGAGAACAAATTGATTATCTCACAAACAAGGAACACAAGATACAATTGAGTATCGACGAGAAGCGACAAAATACCATTGCTCAAAATGCTGATGATATAAAAACCAAATATGAGAATTTGGGGCAAGCAGCGCAATCGGTTGGTAATGTGTTCAGTGCTCTTGGGGATGTATCAAATGATTCTTTCCTTTCAATGGTGGGAACAATTTCAGGAGCGGTGGCAAATATACTACCTCAAATTGGGAAATTGATACCTGCATTTCAGGCACAAGCCGTGGCTGCAGGTACAGCAAATGCAGCAGCAGTCCCATTTCCCGCTAATTTAATTGCGATAGCCTCCATAATCACAAGTATCATTTCTGTATTCAGTAGTTTGCCCAAGTTTGCCGATGGTGGTATAGTACAAGGAAAAAGTTTTGGAGATTACAACCTTGCAAGAGTGAACGGCGGGGAAATGATACTCAATGGTTCACAGCAATCCAAACTTTGGAACACAATACAGCAAGGACACACGAGCACCAACGCCCCAATGAATGGTTCAGTCCAATTTAAAATCAGTGGAAAAGAATTGGTTGGGGTTTTGAGCAACTATAATCAAAGCAAATCACGTTTATAATGTACAAGTATGGTTTTTTCCGTGATATAAATGACCACCTTTATAAGGTGGTTATCATAACGGATTATCAAGAATATAAAGTGGGACAAGGGCAAGGGCAAGAAATTACCCTTTTGTCCAATGCTATAACTATTGAATTTGAAGGTGCAGACGACGTTTTTGCGCCTTATCGTTGTTCAACAATGACCGTAAGATTTTTACAACCACGGTTTGATGAATCACTGAATAATAGAGGGAATAACGTCTTTGTGACATTGCAGAAGGAAGAAGGCGGCAAATATAAGACCATGTGGCAAGGGTTTGCAACACCAAATGCCTACAACCAACCGTTTATAAATGTCGTGGGCGATGAATTTGAATTGGAATGTCAGGACGCTTTATCAACGTTGAAGTATTGCTATTTCTCAAAACAGAACACCAAGAATCACTTGACCATAAAGGATTATATTCAACTTGCATTCCTCCAATTGAACGGCCTTTTCAAACGGTGCATATATCCCACCACACCCAATAACATTTTGGATATGTGCATTCCACAAGAGAATTGGTTTGATGAAGACGGCAACGCAATGAGTTATCTTGAAATTCTTGAAGAGATTTGCAAGTACCTTGGTCTTACATTGACGAGTGAAGGAGAAGACATTCTATTATTAGACCCACATTGCGATGAATATTTTGCCTTTTCATTGGAAAGTGGAGAAATACAGCCAATAACATTCATCAGAGAGGAAATCACTCTCAATAAAGAAGACGTTTCAAGTAACGATTGTAACATTAGCTTGTTACCCTCATATAACAAGGTATCCTTGACGGCAAAGCATTACCCCGTTGAGAAGAAGATACAGAAGTATCAGGATATGGAATTAGAGCCTTGTTCAGGATATGGTGTTGTATCTAATTATGGAGCGTCTATCATTTGCGATTCAACGGGTGAAGATTCTTTACATGTGCAACTATTCAAAGTCTTCAATCAACAGATCGGGGCTTTCAATGTATTCATGAGGTACAATCACTTTAATCCCTATGAAGATTTCACCTTCTACTCCCACCCAAAGGACGAGAATAAAGATTACACCACCAAACTGCCTATTGCAAATGAAACCGTCCTCAATAAGGAGTTCCTATACACTCATAACGTTTCAGCGCCTTGTGAATATGAGACACAAGAGATAAAAAAGGAGGAGTTTGGCAATGTACCAAAATCTGTATCACTAAAGAAGGCGTTTGTATTTCATACAGCATTTGGAAACTCTCAAAATAAGGAATTACAGATCGACACCTATCTAACAAAAGATTGGGACGCAGTAAATCAAACGGTCAATCAGGTATTATTTTCTCATCGCATTGCACACGTTACAACAAACAACAATCCAAACGGAAATATAGTCAATGTGAACTTCAACTTCTCTTGTTATTGGGGAAGTTATATGCCTTGTAAGAAGTTACAGAAAAACGATTATCGGCTGCTTTTGTATCGTTTGCGGTTTGCGGACAAGTACTACAATGATAAAGAAAAGAAGTGGCAAGATACACCATATAATTGCTCAGTTCAATATGATGATGGGGACAATCTCATTTCAACCACAAACACGGATTGGAAGCAGTCGTTGATATATGGAGAACATAAAGGTATCAACATTCCACTCCCAACAAACCAAACGGGAGACATTTATTTTGAATTCATGCGTCCATTTACTGCGATGAGAACACAAACACGTTCAGGACATAGAGACGGCAAACCAACGGCTTGGGAGATACAAACAAGAGGAACAGAAGGTTGCAATATCATCTCTGATTATCAAGCAATTATATATGGATTGAGCAACAGCACAGACGACACAGAAACGGTATATGAAAACGTTTTGAGCGATAACAAATTCATTGAGGAGAAAAGCGATATTGAATTAAAGGTTTGCACCCACGTTGGTGGAAAATCGACAAGTTATTCAGCCCCATATTTCTACTCACAAGAAAAGGGCGTGCAAATACTTAGAGGAATAGATTATGGTTTATACTTTGGAACACCTGAGGATAATATAATAACAAGAGCGATAAATCAATATCAGACCCCACAATTGAAGATGGAGATAACTCTAAATCGTGAACTGAGCTTTATTTCTTCAATAACAAGCAGTTGGTTTCCTGATAAGAGCTTCATTCCCACCTCATACACATTTGACCCACAGCAGATGAATTATACTTATACCTTTCTTGAATTGAAGGATATAAGTACCTTTCAGCCAATCGTGAAGAAGGATAAGAACAGAAAGCAGAAACGCAATGGGGATTTAATAAACCACGATGAGACCAAACCAAGAGTCGTGAGGTCAAGTTCTGATGATTATAATATGAGCAAACCAACCAACTTCACATTAGATAATAAAGGAAACATCATAATGACAATATGATTATCAACCCATATAGACTAATGAAATTCTTTATTGATAAAGAAACGGGCATGCTCAAACTTTATGTGCCTGATATTATCAAGGATAATGTAGAAGCAGAAATCGATTATTACGACCTAATTATAAGAATCAAATAACAATAGAACAAGATATGGCAGAATTCCCAATTGGCAAAGTCATTCCCAATTATTGCGGGCGATTTAAAAAGGAATCAAGTTATGAAGAGCTTGACATTGTAGCCCACAATAACGGAACGTGGGTATCAATGACCAATAACAACACAACAGAACCAAGTGAAGATAACACCAAGTGGAAGTTGGTTTGCGATAATAGCAATCAGTTAGTAGAAGACAATCTAAAAACTTTTGCCTTGGCTCTTGAAGTAATCGGAAAACGGCTTGAAGACTTAACCAACAAGATTGAAGAGAACAAGAAGGATATTTTTGAAATGACAACTTTGACGCGTGATTCAATCAACGGCTCGGCAATTGCCCGCTCCAAAATACAAGAAGTTACCCAACGTCTCAGTAAAATAGAAAAGAAACTCGGAATATAACACCATAACAATATATCGCACATGAACTTCCTTGACCTTAACAACGACGGAAAACGTGATACAAAAGACGGGCAAATTATATTGGCCTACATCTTTGCAGCAGAGCATTGCAGACATGCAGAAGAAGAATGAAATGCTTTTTTATTTGTCATGATAAGAGCAGATGAGATTTATTTCTTGTCTGTTCTTTTTTTGTTCTCAATGTTCCCTTGCAAGGATACAGCGTTTATTTGGCTTGTAAGCGCGTTTCTTGTTGTTGGTGAACGCTTGTATTGCAATGAAAGGGATAATGCAGCAGGAAGGAAATAAATAAGGGAATTGGAGACGATAAGGGATTAAATTAGGGGGGGGAGGGGTCAAAAAAAAATTTTTTGGCAGATAATCACACGCCCCCCCTGTTTTTTCCACACGGCATTTTTTCTAAAGTAATTTCCGATGGAAAATGGTGCTATTTTGCAAGATTAGAGATTACAAAAACCGATATACTTTTGGAATTAGGTGATGTAAATAAACACACGATGATAAACACTATTTGAGGATATAAAGGCATTGTTTTATTTTGCGCTATTGCCTATTATTTAGGTAGTTAGTACTTTTGCATTACAGAAAACCGATACAGTTTTCAATCAGAAAAACCGAGATTCCCCATCAATAAAAGGGATTATTTACTACCTTGACACTTTCCCCAGAAAGTGCGTAAGCTCCAAAGTTCTTATATTGTGGTGTAGACATTAGCGTTTCGAGAGCCTCGTCTTAGCAGCAGTCCCAGTTGTACAATACGTTGCTGAAGTCCAAACGCTTCAAGTCTTCGGCGTTGATGAAGAAGTTGCCCACGCCGCAGTCACCCCACATCGTGATTTTCTCTTTGTCTACAGTTTCGCTGTCCAGTTGGAAGAGCAGTGTGTCGTAGCGCGAACCCTCTTCGCGAACATCCTCTTGTGTGAAAT